AATATAACATCTGTTGCTTGATAATCTCCATAAGCATAATGTTTCTCATAAGTTTTATCTACATATCTTTGGATTTGTTTTATTGTTTCACCCTCATTAAATTTATATTTCATTTCCATTCCTCCGGTAATGTTTCTTCACTATACCATGTGAAGTTATTTGTTTTTGCCCATTCTGCATGAGTTCTTTTAGTTCCATCTTTTCTTTTCTTAGCTTGTGGCATAGGAGCATAAGGTTTTTGAAATAAAAATACTAATTCAAATTCTCCTACTTGGTCCTTCAAAGATTCTCTTATCCAAATATATTTACTATATTCAGCGTAATCCCAAAACCTACCTTTAGCTTCTAACAATATTGTTTGACCATTAATAACTTTTATAAAGTCAGTTCTATATGTATGGCTTACAGTATAATCTATAACAGAATCGTGATGTTCCCAATTTTTTAAAATAGATTGATGTATATCATATTCCCATTTACTATCATACCCTTTAGGTACATTAACTTTTTTAGGTCTAGGTTTTCTAGGTACTCTTCTAGACATTATCCCACTCATAATTTTTTACAAGCTGCCAATACTTTAATATACTATTAAACATTTCTATATGTTTATTATGTGATTCTAAATCCCAAATATGAAACAATATAATACTTGTATCTTTTCTGTCTATAAATATAGATACTCTTGTAGGATAATCTATTCCCATACCTTGACCATAAGCAGATAACTGCATACCATGTTCATCATAAACTAATTTAGCAGGGTCTTTGCCTTCAAGGTTATCTTTAGTTTTAAAGTCTATGAAAACATTATTAGAATATAAATCTATCTTACCACCATAACCTTGAGATGCACAGAAAGAATCTTCTGCAATCCAATCATTATGTTCAGGAAAGTTTTCATCTAACCATTTCTTAATAATTTTATAAGGTTTAGTTTTCTTACCACCTAAAAATCCTGTTTCTATTTGACCATGGATTTTAGTTCCTTCTTTAGCTGCTGTTATACCTATGTTTTTAGCATCAGATTTACATCTATAAATATAAGAATCTATAGATTCATTATCTTTTTTATCTAAATTAATAGCAGATGTAATAGCTTGTGTAAGCTTCCAATTTTCTAGTGCAGGTTTTGCAACCATACCTAAGATAGTAGTTACAGAAGGAACGAGTCCTAAACTTTTAGCATCTCTTAAAGTAGTATTTCTTTCTTTACCATTAGCACCTATCAGAGTATACATAGGTTCTCCTTCTTGGGTATACCAATGTCCTGATTCAGATGTAAACTTATTATAGTTGTCTAATTTAGATTTGTCAATGATTTCATTAGTTTTATTTTTCATTATGTTCTACCCACCTTAGTTTCCTTGTATCTGGAAGAAATAATAAATACTGAACATCAGCTTTTATTTGTTTCTTAGTTCTTGTTGTTCTCGATGTATAAGAATCTTCAGTCCTATAATCTCTTCTTGCAGTTTTTACATCTATTAATTTTATATTTCCTTGAGGGTCTCGGGTTACTAAATCTATAAACCCATCACACCCACAATTTTTAAATACTTCATAGCCATTATCCCATAGCCAAGTGACAGCATAAAATTCTGCAAGGTCTCCCTTTCTATTTGTTGAATGTTCTTTAGTGCGTTTCACTCCAGTTACCTCCTATTTTATATTCTCCTGTTAAATTGCATCTCATTCTAAATTGTTCTGTTACTTTTTCTATACACTCTACACCTAATCTACCTACAGAATCTGCTTGAGATTCTTTAACTTGTAGTTGCCATTCATCATGTATGTTAGCTACAAAACAAGCATCCAAAGCATTTAGTTTTAACAACTGATACAAGTTTATCATAGCTTGTTTCATAACAATAGCACCACTACCTTGTAACAAAGTATTAAGAGCAGCATGTTGACTTCTTACATAAATCTTTCTACCATCAATACCTTTTAAGAATCCTCTGTTAGCAGCTTGTTGTACTCTATCTCGTAGTTTCTTTAGAGCTGGTAAGTTAGTAAAGAATCTTTGTTTTAAAGCTTTACCTTTCTTTATATCTCCATTAATAATACTACCTATCTTCGCATCTCCTGCACCATATACTAAAGCATATATAAATGTCTTGGCTTGGTCTCTAGTCTGTAGACCTGCAAGTTCTTGGTTAGTAGAATGTATATCTCCGTTAATTACTTCTTCAATATAATTAGCATCATTCATATAATGAGCTAACATTCTAAGTTCAAGACCACTAGCATCTATACCTACAAGTTTATATCCTTCAGGTACTGTCCAACAAGACCTACATTCTTTACCAAAAGGACTGTGTATATTAGGAACTTGAGCCATGTTAGGATTTCTATGTGTCATTCTACCTGTAATAGTTCCATTAGGTATTACACTACCATGAACTCTATCATCTTTAAGTTCATCAATCCACGATGATACTTGAGCTATACGCTTTTGATATAACAAAAAGTCAGCAATAAGTTTAGCTTCTTTTATATGAGTAATCTTTTTAAGTGTTGCTTCATCTACAATAGGTTGACCTGTAGGAGTAAACCTTTCAGGTTTCCAACCAAAGTCAATAAGATATTCTCCTATCTGTTTACGACTACCAAGATTAAAGTCAACTAACTTTTGTCTCATAAAAGATTGAGTATGGTCTGTCTTCTGTATAGATTCATACTCTTCATCAGTCAGTCCACGCTTAGATAATGTTCCATCTTTCTTTATGTAAGGTGTAACTAACTTATCATCTACCCATTTAGGTTTAAATGTTTTCTGAACTTCATCTTCTACATCTGCCATGTTTTGTTTTAGTTCTGCTAACAAAGTCATAGCTTGTTTACTATTAAAATAAAATCCTGTATTTTCTTGTTCACGCATAATGGCAGCAGTTAATTGTTCTATATCAAATGATTTCTTACTGAAACCAGAACCTTCTTTAACTAAGTAATGATAGACTGCTTCATTAAGTTTAACATCTTGTTGACAATAATCTAACATTTCTGGTGTGTAGTTATCAAACTCTGGTTGTTCTTGTTTTGGAACACCTAATCTATATCCCCAAGTTTTAAGACTATGTCCGTTCTCTCTAACAGGATTATATAATCTAGACATAACTAATGTATCTATTATATTACCAGAATATTTAAAGTCATATAATCTTTTTAATACTGGTAAATCAAAACCTATTATATTATGTCCTATTAAAGTATCAGCACTTGCTAATAGTTTAAGAGCATCATCAAGTTCATCAGGTCCGAACTTATAAAAGTCTCCTTCTATTTCTTTGACTACAATACACCATACTTTAGTGGCATGTAAATCATCTGTTTCTATATCAAAAATCATCTTCATTATTAAATGTGTCCTCCTCTGATACTTCGTGCAGTCTACCTGTTTCAGTATCATATTTTAAATGACAAGCCATTCCTGTATCTCCAGTATATCTTGACTTCAAGACTCTGACTTTAGTTATATTAGCTTCATCAGGATTTTCTGCCTGTTGATTTCTTTCTAATGCTATTACACAATCAGATAACTGTGCAATACCTTGCGAACCTTTAAGATGTGATAATGAAACTTCAATACCTTTCTCATGTCCTCTGTCTCCTGCTGCTCTTCTTAAATGTGATACTAATATCATGCCTACTCCTGTTTCTTCTACAAGACTACGCAATCTATTCATAAGCATATCAATACCTCTTCGTTCATCTCCTTCAGATAATACATTGACAAGCATATGTAAGTGGTCTACTACTACCCAATCACATTCACAACCTACAATAATATATCTTAGTTTAGAAAAGATTTCATCTATGTCGGTTGCTCCTAAATGTGCATGAATAAATACTCTACCTTCTTGTATAGCACTATCAAATAAAGTGTGCAGTTCTTCATCAGTATACTTACTTCGTTTCTCTGATAAATATATTCTATCGTTAGCTTCAATAGATACTATACCATCAGCAGTTCTTAACCAGTTCTCTTCAAGTGCTACGATACCTACATTGTCTTCTGTATTTTTAATGAGCCAATGTTCTAGTTCCCTAGTTACACTAG